CTAGGCCATCCTTTAGTTGAGTCAACATATATTATATCTTGATTTGCATCAGTAAAACTAGCAATTGATGTGAAACCTATGAGGTTTTCATTATTCAAAAAATCTAATTTTTTGTAATCTGCTAAATTATCAGCAATATCTATTGATCCACCTTGGAATTCCTGAGAAATATAATATTGTTTTAGAAATTCAGAAAATAAAGGATTTTCAACGTCAATATATTGAGGTATTTGACCCTGAATTACTTCACTGATCTTTACTTTAGTGATAGATGTTTGTATCATTTATCGAGTTCTGTTGCCGATTTGGTAACTAGATTGTGGATTGAATCTTGATCCTGAAGTGTCTGCACCAGACGCTATTGAATCTTTTCTCATAAAGAAATTACTCTTTGATACTTCAAATTGTAAATACAATTCATTTCTTGCTAATATATCATTAGAATCTGGAGTTGCTTCAACTTCTATGATATTGTTTGTAAGCACAGTAGATGTTATATTCACAGTATCTATAATCAATTCACCCTTCTTATATTCAACTGTTCCAAAATTGTTTGAGAGAACTTTTATAGAGTTATCAGTTAGTATTTGGAATAATATGAGTTTACCATTTTCACTATCAATCTTTTGGTCAGTAAAGAAGCAATTTCCTGAAACCCCAGAGACAGTAAATCCAGTGGATTTTATATTAAAACTATCTTCTTTACAATAAAATGCATTCAAGAAACACAACTCATATTGAGTGAATTGATTGATTGCAGCAATCAAATTTCTTCTTATTCTTACAGTGGTGATATTAGATGTTATGGAACTATCTACATTATCAATAATTGATAATACTTTACTGTATTTGAATCTACCGCCAAATTGATTTAGTTCTTTTCCAGTAGCAAAGGATGTAAGTGAATTTATTATAGAAGTTTTTAGACTTTCCTCATTACCAGCAAAGTTTGGATTATAGTAAATGTAACTATCAATCTCAACAAATAAAAACTTAAGGTCAACAAAAGTTGGAACTATCCCTGCAACTGAATAATTTTTTAGTGACGACAGTATATCTTTTTTAGTAAAATCAGATAGGAAAGAACCATTTTTAGGTTTAGCAGATATGAAGACTCTTCCGTATTGAGGTGGATCTAATTCCTCACCACCATACGCACTCACAGATTCTATGTTAGAATAAATTGAAGGAATGATTGCCTCATAATCAGAGGCAGTAACTGCTCTATGTTGAGATGAGTAAACTCTAGGAGCATAGTATCTTACACTATCAAGGTTCTCTATATCATCACCGTTTTGTGAGGGAAACTGTGCATTAAGGGTAGCAGTAAAACCATCTAGAGTGGCACCATCTTCGTCACTAAGAGTTCCTGCAAATTTGAAACCTGCTACACCATTACCCTCTTTTCCGCTTGTTTTTATGTAAGAGACAGTAACTATATTTCCAGATTCTAATTTTTCGCCAAATACACCATCACCAAATAATAACTCATATCTTTCATCAGTTGTTTCTTGTATTAAGTATATGTTGGATGTTGACGTTATTCCTATAATATTATCTACTAAATTGTATTGCTTACTAGTATTACTACCAGAACTCTCAAGCACACTTACTCTAATTGTAGAGGTGTCTACGTCAGAATTTGGTATAATAAATCTTTGATTTGGTTGTGAATTATCAACTGTAAACTCACTTTCCAAATATTGACCTTGACAAATTTCTATTACTCCTCTTGATACACCTTCAGTAACTGTGCCAGTCACTTCTTCAGGTAAAGAAAAGATATAATTTGCATTTGATACAGACCCATTTGCCACCACACCTGGCTCAAAAACTAACGTAGAGGTAGATGTAGATATACCTGATATGAAGTAATCTACTTTAGTTTTAGCAGCAGTTTTAGATCTGGGCACATAACCAATATTACGTGCTAATGATACAACGTTTTCTCTCAATGTCGCAGAATCAATAAAAGTTTCATTGACCACCATATTGGTGTTATATGCTGTGATATAAGAATTATAAGCAAGAGTGTTTATCAAAACTGAGAGATTGGAACCCTCAAAATCCATATCAGAGAAATTAGAGTTTTCTCTCAAATAATCTTTTAGTGAAGATTTTATATCTTCAAAGTTTAGGTTTGTAAATTGCTGAAGTGCCATTATAGCCTAGTTGGTTCTAATACAAATTGTAAGGTTTGAGTCGGTGATGATAAACCAACGAGATCAAAAGATATTGTGATATCTAAGGAGTTACTATCAGGTTCTGAAGAAACATCAATATCAGTCAACTTAACTCTTGGTTCATTATTCAATATTGTAGTTTCTATCTCAGTTTTTATAGGATCAACATAATCATCATTTGCTAATTCAAATAAAGAACCAGTAATTCTAGTGCCTACTTGCTCATTGAAGAAAACTTCACCTAACTGTATTCTTATCAAATTTTGGACAGAACGTTTTATTGCATCTTCATTGTTCAATGCAAGTATATCATTAGTAACTGGATGACGTTTGAAAGACAAAGATATGTCTTTAAAACCTTGCGAAAAACGTTGGATAGGCACTAGAACGTTTACAATCTCGGTATATTTATCTATTTAGAGGCAAAAAAAGACCTCCTCTGTAGAGAAGGTCATTTTGGATGCTCCGTCGCCTGTTAGTCAGTCGGAATCCTGGTCGTCGGTTCCCAGGTATTTGATTTCTATTTCGTCGGGATGAGGGTAACCTGAGTGATAGAACTCATCGGCAAGAGCTTGAGTTATGTCAAGCATTTCCTCCTCATCAACTGAAGAGAACTCTTTTACTCCCTCAACGTATATATCATACTTTTCCATATACCGTAATCATTCTTTACAGGTATCTATATAATTCTTGTTTTCTCATGACCAACACGACATTGTGGATCACACCATATTTCATATCCTGCTTTGATAGCATCCAAACAGAATGATACATCCTCTCCACACATATCCTGAACTTCACCAGAATCAAACACCTGCATCTGAGGTGCAAACCAAGGATAAGTCATTTCTTTGTTTTCAAAGACACCATGTTTGATTAGTAACCAACCAAAACCAGTGTAATCAACAGTAAACGGTTTTCTACGTTTTTGAATACCATCAACTGTCTCATGATTCATAACTCCACCATTTTCTTTGAAGTCATCCTCCTCAAGCCAATGAGCAACAGAAGTAGTCTTACCGTCTTCCGTAGCGTACCAACCAGCAGCGATGTCCTTGTCCATGCATACAATGCGATAAAAGTTTTCTAGGTTGAAAACTATATCACTATCAATCCAGAGTTGATAATCATATTTGAGTTTACCGTCCCATGGTAGTTGATCTGGTCCTCTTAGAACATTAGCACCTAAGCACTTACAACGTGCAAAGTTTACCATTGAACTGTAATCTTGTGAGATTTGAATGCTCGCACCACTTTGAACCAGATCAAAGCAAAGTTGTACAAATGCCTTCAAAAATATATAAGAAACGCCACGACCAGGTAGACAAAAGACAATACTCTTACCTTTGATCAATTCTTTTCCTTTTTCTA